GACCCTCAAAGAGTAATTCAAAGCTCTATAAAATGTAACCAAGTTATGTATGGTGTTGCTGACATGGAAGGTAGTAAAGCTGACGGAAAAGATGTTAGCTTAAAACAAATTCCTTGTGTTCTTTATGCTAAAGGTGTTAATTACATACCTGTGAGTGCTACACTCAAATCTTTAGCTACTCAGAAGAAACCAATGATAAGAAACAATCTTTTATTAGCTACTAAAAAGCAAAAATCTGGTGGAAACACATTTTTTTCTATGGATATTAAGATTGGAGAATCAGTAGCAATGTCTGAACAAGACACTGTTTTACTAAAAGAATTTGCGGCTGTAACAAAGTCTGTAAATGAAGGCGTAATGGAGAAGCATAGAATTGCTGTTAAACAACAAACTAAGAATGGCGACCACTCCCTAGCTATCGAGTTAGACGAATAACAGTATGCTATCTACTCTAATAGAGAACTTTCTCTATGACGCAATCGGGGGAAAGTCTAAACCACTATCCCCCGAAGTTATAAAGGAATTTAAAGAATCTTGTGGTAACGCATTAGAAAAACAATTTAATCGACAGATGGATTGGCGTATTCGTATGTCTGGTTTAGGAAAACCTCTATGCCAACAGCAATTAGATAAAAAAGGTATTAAAAAAGAATTTCAATACAATACAATAATAAAATTTTTAATGGGTGATTTGCTTGAAGCGGTTGCTATAGCTGTTATGAAAGGGGCGGGAATTGAAATAGAAAAGTTACAAGAGCCAGTGTCCTTAAAAATAGGTGGTATAGAATTAAAAGGCACCTATGACGTTAAAATAAATGGAAGAGTTTGGGATATAAAATCTGCAAGTCCTGCAAGTTTTAATAGTAAGTTTGGAGAATGGGGTAGCTACCATAAAATAAAAGAAAATGATTCTTTTGGGTACATAATGCAAGGACATATGTATAGTGAAGCCGATAACTCACCTTTTGGTGGTTGGATAGCTATTAATAAAGTTACTGGTGAATTTGCTGTTTGTGAAGCACCAGAAGACCAAGAAGAAGATAGAAAAGACATGCTAGAACAAGCTAACGAAACAATTAAAGCATTAACTTCTAACCAGAAATTTGAAAAGTTGTTTACGGATATAGAAGAAACTTATATACCTAAATCTGGTAAGCAAAAAGGTATAAGATTACCTACTGGAAATACTACTTTAGAAACTACTTGTGGATACTGTGAATTTAGGGCACATTGTTGGCCGAAAGCAGTACTACATGAGAAAGTTACATCTAAAGCTAAATCTAAACCCCTAGTTTGGTACAATAAATTAAAAAACACCGAGGTAAAAAATATATGAATGTATTATGGTTATCAAGTCCCTTTCGTAAAGATGATATACTAACTAATAAAGAAGCAATTTGGGTGTTTAACGAGAATGAATTGCATGAAGGTGGCGGTGAAATGAGAGAATTTATGCGAAGTGCAGAAAATTGTCACCCTTTAATAACGAGAGAAACAATAGGTAAAGATGGATATTTTAGAGAAGATAACATAGCTAGAAAATCACGAATGATACACAACTATTTTAATGCACTACATATACGAATAAAACAAGGAAAATTAGCTATATTAAATACAATAGAAATAAATGAAGCTATAACTGAAATGGAAAAACACGCACCAATTTTAGGTGATATATTTTCTAGTAACATAGACAAAACCAATAAATTTAAAATGAAAACTCTTATATGACTTTGAGAAAAGGATTTAGGTCTGAATTTGAAAGGGGGTTTGCCCATTGGTTGATTAAAAGCAATATTAAATACGAGTATGAGAAATCATATGTTGAATACCAACCAAGAATTAAAAGATACACCCCAGATTTTTACCTTTCCAAACAAGATATATTTATAGAAACAAAAGGATTTTTTGATTCCGCAGACAGAAAAAAACATTTACTTGTTAGAGAACAAAATCCTAATATTGATATTAGATTTTTATTTGTAAATGCTAATAATAAACTTAACAAATCAAGTAAAACAACCTATGGTGTATGGTGTGATAAAAATAAAATACTATGGGCAGAAAAAAGGATACCTAAAGAATGGCTGATATAAACACAAAAAATAAGTTAGCAATGGAGACAGAAAAAATGTCTTTGCTACCTAATAGATACTACCTTGTACTACGACCTATAGACAATGGACAAGGGTTTGATGCAACAGCATACGACACAACTGACCCTAAAGAGCCTATACCTTCAGCTTTTTTCGTTTTAAAAGGCATTATGGAAACTCTAGACACAGATTTAGAGGGGCTAGTACAGAAAGGTCAGTTAGCTGTAATGGATAGGATGGTTGAATTAGAAGAAAAGGGGGATAATGTTACCAGTGATATGATATCTGATAACATAGAACAAGTAAAAATAGGAAAATTAAATTGAGTACAATAACAGAAAATAAAGCTACTACAGTTAAAAAATTAAAAACCCATGATTTTTCTATAACTAATTTTAGAAAAGATTTATCTTATGGAAAGAAGCACGAGAGACTAGTAATGAAATCTAGAATGGACTATGAGTTAAAAACAGATAGATTGGCTCATAAAACAGGAAATGTGTTTGTTGAATTTGAATCTAGAGGCAAGCCTAGTGGTATATCTACTAGTAAAGCGGGTGTTTGGATATTTAAAATTGTAAGTAAGGGAGATAGACATTTATTTTCTATTGAAATTCCTTTATCAAAATTAAAAAAAAAGGTAGACAATAAATACAATGTTATGCTAGGTGGGGATAATAGAAGTTCCAAAGGGTATTTAGTTCCTATAAAAGATTTAATTACTTTATGACAGTAGAGTTTTGGCAGTGGTGGATTTTAGGTATGGTGACTATTAATACAGTAATTAATAGTATTGTTTTTGTGGTAGGTCGTAAGTTTAAAAAAGATAAGAAATGATAGATGAAATTAAAGATTACTTTTATTGCTTATGTGAGCATTATGGGGGTAAACTCAGTAATTGGGCTTGGCATAAAAGATGGAATAAAGGGAGAAGAAAATGATTACAAAAGAATGTTTAGAGCAAGCAATAGGTTTATCTAGTGTAGAAAGACAAAAAGATTATGGAGATAAGGTAGAAAATCATAGTAACATAGCTAGAATGTGGTCAGCTTATTTAAAAGTAAAAATAGAAGCCCATGATGTAGCAATACTAATGACTCTATTAAAAATAGCCCGTACCAAACTGGGTGCAGTTAGTAAGGATACTTACATTGATATGGCGGCATATAGTGCTATAGCGGGAGAAATTAAATTTAAAGAAGGGGAAAAAGAAGAAGAATCAGAAGGAGAGAGAAGAGGAAGAGAAACGGCGGAGTATATTAAGGGGTTAAATGGTAACAAAAATAGTTAAGATACGAAAATTAGATGATATAGCCGATAAAGACTGGGAAATAACTTTAGAAAATGAAGGTAAAATAGTACACAACCATAAGCATTTTTTTGAGATAGTAGAGAGAGGAATTACTAGTGAACCTACTAAACCCGTAGAAACCCCTAAAGAAACTACAACTAACTCAGCAATATTTTTTCCTACTGAAGAAGAACAATTTGAAGAAATTAAAAAGAAAGAAAAGGAGGAAGTAAATGCTTTTAGAAAAGATGTAAAAGAATTAAGTTATTACCAATGGAAAAAAAAATATGAATCGGGGGATAAAAAGAAATGATATATGGAAAACTCAACAACAATAGCTAGTTTTGAATTAAAGCTAACTACCCAAGGATTGATAATTGCAGAAAAAAAAATAGCCCCTGCAAAAGAATTTACAGAGGCTATGGATAAATGGAACTCATCCTACGAAAATACTCCCGTAATCGAGTCTATGTTAAAATATTCAGATGAGATTTTTAATCTTATGTTAAAAGATATACAAAAAATGACATACTAGTTTACACCTAAAATTAGGTAAAAAATTTAGTTGGATAATGGGTTACCTGCTTTTAGTTTAATTTCTTCGATTAATATATTTTGTAGTTCGTTTTCTTTTAATGCAATGGCTACTCCTTTTTCTACTTCTGATAAAGCTTTTTCAATAGGTCTTAAATCTACAGATTCTGGTATGTCTAATCCTGCTATCTGCTCTTTAACTTTACTAATTTCTTTGTAAATAGGAGTAAAATCAACTTTACCCATAGCCATTTCTTCTCTAACTTTACCTATTTCTTTAAAGACTAAAGTTAAATCAGTAGGTTTAATTTTTTCTTCTACCTTTGCAATTCTATCTATTAAATCTACTTTGTATTCATTGGCATATAATAAAACATCATCAAATTGTTTTGTTAACTCTTTATCTTTTTGTTTTAAAGAGCTTAAATTAATTACTGGTTTTTTCTCTATTGCATCGAGGCGTGAATTAAACTGACCCCAAGTATAAAACCCTCCACCAATCGCTCCTACCACACCTATTAGTGCCGCATAAGTACTAAGTTTATCCATTATTTTCATTGTTTAAGTGCCTCCAACTCAGCTAATAATTTATTTTTAACTGATGTTATGTTAATTAACTTAACTCTATTGACTTCAATAGGGTCATCTTGTTTGTAAACATTTAAATTAGTGCCTACATAAATTTCTCCTGTGTAAGGGGATAAATCTATTTGTAAAAATAAACCCATGTTTGCATTTTCATAAATATCTTTAGCACTATAAAATGCTATTTTTTTATATGAATTAAGGTCATTTCCTTTAAAAAATATATCTTCTTTTGTTAAGTTTTGAGTATTTTCTTTTGTTACTTGTGCTATTTGTTTAGCTATCTTCTTTAAATTTTGTTTTAATTTGCTCTCTACCTTTGCAACATCTGTAGCAATCCTGTCGTTGGTGTCCACTTCTTCTCTTCCTTCCGATTGTACAGTGTCTTGCTCTTCACTATCTTCTGGCTGTACCTCGGATTCCTCAGTGTCTTCGCTACTGGGTTCTTCCTCTTCAGTGGGTTTTTCTTCTCTTGTGGGCTCATCATTGGTTGCTACTTCTTTTTCTTCTTCTATTGGTTCAGCTTCGGTAGGCTCTTCCATTGCCTCTTCTTTTTCTTCAATAACCTCTGGTACGCTATCTTCGTTAGTTGCGATTTCTTCCATTGGTTCCTCAAACTCTTCAAAAGATTCATCAGTAAGTTCATCATTGAACTCCTCCTCTGTTATCTCTTCAAAAAACTCTTCGGCTGTTATACCTTCTTCTTCAAGAAACTCCATGAACTCTTCTTCCATGCCAGTCTCTTCTATAAAATCTGTAAAGTCTTCTTCAAATTCTTCTGTAAACATCTCCTCCATCATTGCAGGGGGAGGTTCTATAAATTCTTCCTCAAAAAATACCTCTTCCATTGTAGGCATTTCTTCCATGTCAAAGTCTTCAAACTCCTCAAAGTCTTCAAACATAGGGGGCTGTTCAAACTCTGTAACATCAAAGTCTTCCATTTCAAATTCTTCAAAGTACATATCTTCATCCATAGTGTACTCTTCTTCAAAATAAAAATCATCTTCTACTACATACTCATCTTCCCAAGTATACTCTTCTTCTTCCCAAGTATATTCATCTTCCCAAACATACTCATCGTTATCCCAATCAAAATCTTCTGGTATATCATCTATTATATCAATAATATCTTGGTCAATATCATCAATAACCTCTTGTGTGTCTTCATCAATAGGGGGTATGTAGGTATAGGTAATATTTAAAGTAGTATTATCTATGTCTGGCCCACCATGGCCTGTAGAATTTCCATGGTCATCTATATCTAACTTTAATTTTATGTCATAGTCAGTAGATGTATTTGCTCCTACAATTACTTTGTCAGTGTAGGTTTGGTAATTATTATGGTTTTCAGTTATAGTTCTTGTTTGTGTAGTTTTGGTACCATTACTATCAGTTAATTCTTG